GCGGGTACTATGGTGAAGACTGGAACCCCTACTACTTCTAAGAATAACTTCTATCGAGCTATTCAACTAAATAAGCGTCAGCAAACTGAGCGAGGTAAAAAGCAGAACCACTTCCAGTGGGACTGGCGAGAAGTATCTAAATACAATAATAACTACAAGAACTTCATCCAAAAAGAGATGTTGCGTATCGGAGAGGATTCAGATGAATTCCAAATGTCGTATTCCTGCAAGTGGCTTCTTGAGCGAGGTATGTTTGTTACGTCTACCCTTATGGATGAGCTTGGTGATACTTCACAAGAGGTCGTTAAATCGTGGCACAAAACCCCTGTTGTTGTCGGAATCGACCCCGCTAGAAAGATGGACTCCACAGTTGTCACGGTGGTATGGGTTGACTGGGACCGTCCTGATGAGTTCGGCTATTTCGACCACCGTATCCTCAACTGGTTGGAAATACAAGGCGATGACTGGGAAGAGCAGTACTTCCAGATAGTAAACTTCCTAAGCAATTACGATGTATTGGCTATCGGAGTTGACGCTAACGGTGTTGGTGACGCAGTAGCCCAGCGTCTAAAAGTTCTTCTAGGTCGTGCTGAGATTATCTCTTTGACGTCTAGCCCAAAGGAGCAGTCGAGCCGCTTCAAGCACCTACAGGAGCTAATTCAGCGTAGGATGATGAGCTTTCCTGCTCACGCCAAAACACGCCGCCTACGCTCCTACAAGCGCTTCCTACAGCAGATGACTGATGCCGAGGTACAGTACCGCGGAAACACGTTCACAGTAGCTGCACCTAAAGAAGCTCACGCCCACGATGACTACGTAGACTCTCTAGCAATTGCCTGCTCCTTAACCAAGGAACTTACCATGCCTGAGATATCAGTATCTAATAATCCATTCTTTGGATAATTTTTGAGTTAGCACTGCAAAAAGTTCGTAAACAAGCCAAACTAATAGAGGAAATACTCGAGTTTTCCATCCCATATTTAAAGGAGTTCCCATGGGTATCGCCCCTGAACCACAGTTCCCAGAAAAAGCACCTCAGATTTACGAGCGCAAGATGGCCGACAACGTCGACCGTCGTGGCCCACTTCGTTTCGAAGAGGGTATCGCAACTGACACTGACGTACCAAACGACTTCCAGAAGGGCATCATGAGCGGTTTCGCTGCTGCCCCAGGCCGTCCAAACCGTAATGCACCAGTATGGCAGAAGCCAGCTGCTGAGACCCTAATGGAGCGTGCTCACGTAGGTTCAGCTGCTTGGACTGAAGCTCCTACATTCCTTGGTGAATTTGCTCACGGCTCGTTCTCACAGAACGCCGAGCAGGTTGTTGAAACCAAGCTTGTAACTGGTGGACGCACAATGCGCGTCAACCCAACAGTCGTAAACGACTAATTAGTTCGATTGTTCCCCCTGCCCTACTACTCTGGGCAGGGTGGACTATCGGCATCGAGGAGATTTTTTAAATGGCAGAAGTACCAGCTAACGAAAAGCTTTACGCTATGGTTGTAACCCAGGCAAAGCAACGTTACCGTATTTATCCATCACCAGGTGCTTCGCACTGGGTTCACCGTCGCTATCTAGAGCTTGGCGGTACAATGATTGACTCTGAAGACATAGCGCGTCGCAAGGAAGCCATGCAGCACTTCATAGAACGTCGTCGTGAGCTTAGAGAGAAAAACCGCGGTAAGTCCGAAGACAAAGATAAGAAAAGCAAGAAGGATAATTAATGTCGTTCGCAGACTTTTCGCCCCCATCATATCGCGCTGCTTCATCTGACCTCACCATATCGATTTCCCCTCTGGGACTTGTAGAACTTGCTGACGAAGAGTTTGAGGTCCACGGTCCTCGCCTAAACCGTTACTCCCTTAACTGGGCCATGTACCTTGGCCACCACTGGGGTTACCGCCGTGAACAAGGCGAAATGCAGATTGCGGTAAACTATTACCGTGCATTCCTAGACTATATTTCTCGCTTTACATTTGGTAACGGAGTTCACTTCCGTAGCCCTAAAGCAACCGAAGCTATTGTTCCTGCACTCCTAGAGCGTGTTTGGGAAGTAGACAATGACAAGCAGCACATTCTATTTGAGATTTCACAGCTTGGTGGAATCACTGGAGATGCTTTCGTAAAGATTGCGTACGAAGAAGCTTGGGAAGACAGCATCGGCCGTTTCCACCCAGGCCGTGTTCGTATCCTTCCTTTGAACTCTGCTTTTGCTTTCCCTGAGTTTCACCCTCACGACAGAACCCGCCTTCTTCGTTTCAAGCAGAAGTACCGTTTCTGGGGAACCTCTCTTGAAGGTACCCGTCAGGTATTCACATACACTGAAATTCTTACTGACGACATTATTGAAGAATACGTAAACGACGAGCTTATTGACAGTCGCCCAAACCCACTGGGAATCATTCCTGTGGTACATATTCCTAACATCCCAGTATCTGGTTCTCCTTGGGGACTAGCCGATGCTCACGACGTTATTACTCTTAACCGTTCGTACAACGAAATCTCTACAGACATTGCTGACATCATTAACTACCACGCTGCCCCTGTGACAGTAATTGTTGGTGCTAAGGCTTCTAACCTTGAAAAGGGTGCTAAGAAGGTCTGGGGTGGTCTTCCAAAGGATGCTCAGGTATTCAACCTTGAAGGTGGAGCTAGCGGTATCCAGGGAGCATTGAGCTACCTACAAACTCTTAAGACCTCTATGTTCGAACTTATGAACATACCTGAAACTGCCCTAGGTCAGATTCAGCCAATCTCTAACACTTCTGGTGTTGCTCTTTCTATTCAGTTCCAGCCTCTAATGAACAGATACATGCAGAAGAGCGCGCAGTATGGCCGCGGTCTAGAGCGTATAAACGAGTTGGTACTTCTTAACCTTGCGGTAAAGGAGCCAGAGACTTTTATTTACGACCCTGAAGTTGACGGCAGCATTGGTGATGGACAGCTAGCAAAGCTAGACCCTAATGACCCTATTACGTATATTACGTATGCACACTTCCCTCCACCGCTTCCTCTAGACAAGCTAGTTCTTTTGAACGAGCTTCAGCAGAAGATGACCATGGGCCTTGAATCTAAGGAAGGCGCTCTTCGCGCACTTGGAGAAGAGTTCCCAGACGAGAAGCTGCTCGAGATTCGCTCAGAGCTTATTCAAGATGCTGAGTCTGAAGGAGCTATTAACCTTGTTAAGGCTCAGATTTCTAAGCAGCTAATGGACCTAACTGGAATGATGGTTGGTCCTGACGGTACTGCAACTCCTATGGACCCAATGATGATGGGTAACGGAGATGTCCTAGGCGACGGAATTCTAGGAGCCCCTGAAGAAGGGGGTTCTCCAGATGACTCGCAGATTGCTGGAGAGCAAATGATTGCTGAACAGGACATAAAAGATAAACTTGTCAATCAGGCTTACGGAGAGAAACCTCCTCCAAAACGCCTCATTGATAGAGACTAGTTAAAACTTTTTTAGTTTTAGCCAGACAAAAGTGCACTTACAGGTAAAACTTGAAGTGTAACAACTGACAAGGTCATGTGCTATTAATACGGAAAACGACCAAGAGAACGATTAAGGATGGGTTATTATGCCTGATTTGGAAAACACACCAGAGGTAGCAGAGACTACCGAAAACCTAGCAATAGATTCCTTCGAAGAAGGAGCAGCTGAGGACCACCTTTTGCCAAACACTGACGCAGTAGCTGAAGCAATTCAGAAGGCTCGCGCACAGGAGAAAGCAAAGCTTTACCCTCAGATGGAAAAATTGCAGGACGAACTAGCGTCCCTTAAGAAGGAGCGCGACGAGCGACAGGCTAAGGAAGCCGAACGTAAGGCACAACGTGCTACGCGTGAGGCAGAAGCAGCCACAGAGCGCAAGAAGCAAGAAGAATCTGAACTTGAAGTTCGTGACCTTCTTGCTAAGAAAGAGCAGGAGTTCCAGCAGCAACTAGCTGCTGAGCGTGCAGAGCGTGAGAAGGCATTTGCCCTTCTAGAGCGTGAGCGCGAGTTCCAAGAACTTAACTCCTATCGTCAGTCTCGCCTAGAGGCTGAGCGCGAAAACATCGTTCCAGAACTTATTGACCTAGTTTCTGGTAACACCAAGGACGAGCTTGAAGCCAGCATTGCTGACCTAAAGTCTCGTTCAGCTAAACTTCTCGAATCTGTTGCGCAAGTTGCACAGCAGACCCGAAAAGATATGCAAGGTGCCCGTATTACGGTACCTGCTAGCGGACCCCTCGACAACGACTCGGACTCCCGTTCATATACGCCAGACAACATTTCAAACATGTCAATGGCTGAATATGCGAAGAACCGTGCTAAATTGCTGGGTAACACCAACACCCGAGGTCAGGGTCTCTTCGGAAACTAACCCCCTAATAATCGTCTTTGAAAGGACAATATAATGGCTTCTGCTATTACAGGTTCGTCCCAGCTTGCTGGCGCACCAACAGCCTATTCAGGCTCAAACAGCCAGCTCTCGCAGGCTATCCAGACCATCTGGTCGAAAGAAATCCTATTCCAGGCTATGCCAATTCTACGCTTCGAGCAGTTCGCTGTTAAGAAGACTGAACTAGGTGTTGCTCCTGGTCTACGCGTTAACTTCCTACGTTACAAGAACTTCGCAGTGGACGCAACTCCACTAACCGAAGGTGTTCGTATGACCACTAACGCACTAACCGCAGAACAGATTGCTATCACCGTTGCTGAGCACGGTTACGCAGTTGCTGTTTCGGAGCTTCTATTGAACGCTTCGTTCGATGACATCATGGCATCGGCTTCACGTCTACTAGGTCGCCACATGGCACAGTACCTAGACGTACAGGCACGCGACACCCTATCTGCAGCTACCTCAGCTTCGTTCGGTTACAACCGTTCAGGCATCTCGGGTGGCGCTTTCACCAACTACGACGAAGGTGTAGTAGGTACTTCGATTGCTGACCTAGATGGTAACCACAAGCTTACCACTGGCGCAATCAAGGACTCTGCCCTAGTTCTAGCTGGTAAGAACATCCCTCGCATTGGTGAGACCTATGTTCAGTTCATCCACCCAAAGCAGTCTCGTGACCTTCGCTCGAACCCAGAGTTCATTGAAGTTACAAAGTACGCTGCTCCAGGTAACTTCATGCTAGGTGAAATCGGTCGTCTATACGACGTCGTATTCATCGAGACCACTCAGGTCAAGAAGCTTGCTGCTAACCAGGCTGGATACACCACCTCAACACTAGTAGGCGCTCCTGCAAACGCAGGTTCGGTTCCTGTGCTACCTAACACCGTTCGCGGTGGTGGTGGTAACCCAGCTAACCCAACAGAAGCAACAGGTTACTTCACTGGTGCAACTGGTAACACTGCTGATGTCTACGAATCAATCATGATTGGTGACAACGCATTCGGACACGCTATCTCGCTTCCAGTTGAGCTCCGTGACGGTGGTGTTCTAGACTTCGGTCGTGAGCACGCACTAGCATGGTACGCCATCTGGGGTCTAGGTATCATCACCGACCAGGCTATCAACAAGGTTTACACCAACTAGTAGCCAAACGTAGAGGGGGGCCCTTCGGGGCCCCCCAACACAAACAAAACAATAAAATATATTTAGGAGAATAATCACCGTGGCAAATACACCAACAAGTCCTCAGGACGCAACAGGACGTGCAGCTGAACAGGCTGCCAAGCGTAACGCAGAAGAACTACAGAAGCGCAAGGATGAGATTTCAATCTCTCGCGCAGTGGAAGAAGAACTACTAGAAACTGCAGTCTTCGACCCAAAGAGACCAGACGCACCAATTCTTATTGATGAGATTGAAGAAGTCGGAATTTCTGTAAACAATGACAAAGTAGTTATCCGTACTCACCACGACATTGAAGATATGACTTTCGGTGTTATTAACGGAACACCGCAGAGCTACACCTTTAAGGCTGGCGTGAAGTACTCGGTACCTCGCACACTAGCCGCTTACCTTGAAAACCTCGGTTATACCTGGAAGCAGTAGCTTAACCAAACTGTCCGTCCTGCTGGTACCGCCCTCCTCACCAGCAGGGCGGACTTTTCATTTAGCCTGTATTTTAGCCCGATTCTTGGGACGATAGATACATAAGATTTCGGAGGATTAATGGCCACCTTATCCAGCCTTGTAGAACGTGTACGCCTTGAATTAGGCGACCTCGGTAAGTCCTTTGTTACCCAGTTCGTAGCTGATGGCTCTACTAACCGCTTTAAACTACACTATGCTCCTTTAGATGGTCCGAGTGTAATAGTCCTACAGAATGGCACAGACATCTCTGACCAGTGCCTAATTGAAGAATCTACTGGGGTTCTAATTACCCCTACTGTTCCAGCCGATGGTGCTGAAATGCTAGTTAGCGGAACTTATTACCGCTACTTTACTACTACAGAACTAAACAACTTAGTGACTGACGCAGTAGCCCAGCACGTTGGAACTAAGACTGACCAAATAGGCAGAAAGATTACAGTTGAAAATCTTGCATTTATTGAAGAATACCCTGTTGCTATCTATGCTGTTACTGTTGCTTTATATACCCTTGCTACTGACGCCTCCTTTGATATTGATATCGCTGCTCCTGATGGCGTAAGCATTCCACGTTCTGAGCGCTACCGTCAATTAATGGATATGATTGCTGCTCGTAAAGAACAGTATCGTGAGCTATGTACTCACCTTGGTGTTGGTATGTTCTCAATAGAAGTATTCAGCCTTCGCAGAATTTCTAAGGCTACTAATCGTTACGTACCTGTCTACAAAGTTCAAGAAGTTGATGACCGTTCTTACCCAGACCGTACGGACCTTATGAACCCAACTTACGGAGACAAGCCTGCAGCATGGCCTACAACCTCCGTAGAGCTAACTGCATACCAGTATCGCTCCTTTAGTACTTCAATAGACGTTACAGATAACTTTGCTGGAAAGTCATTCATTGCAAGGCTACTTAACCAGCGTGGTTCAGTACTTGCAGTACAAGAATTCACTCTGTCTGTATATGCTCCTGGTATAGACACCATTACTGGAGTTTCTAGGACCGCAGGAAGCACAACTATTACTATCACTACTAGTGCCGCCCATGGTTTGAGTACTGGAAATGTAGTGGTTATTACGGATGTAGATAGCGCTGTGGACAACGTGTACACAGTTTTGAGCGGCAATCCAGCAAATACAACATTTACCGTTACTGGAACTGCTACTACTGCTCTGGCTTTGACTGGTCTAGCTGGTCGAGTTGAAACAGACGCTTCTAAGAATTACACGTTTACGCTTTCATTGACTAGGGACCAGACTCTACGTTTGGCTGGGCGTACCTACTGGTCGCTTTCTACAGTCGATAAGTTTAATGATGAAATTATTGAAATTAGGGGTGGAAACTTCTTTACGGTTCGTGCTAATACGGTGGTTATATAGTGCCTGAGTACCCTCCATATCCTGAAAAAGATATTAACCTTCTTCAGAATCCGCCAGACACAATCAATGACCCAGTTCTATGGCCTGACTTTGGCATCCCTAACGACCAGGCGCAACCAGAAGTAGACATCGACCAGCTGCCAGGCGTACCTGGTCAACGTGGTCCTACTGGCCCTAACGGAGCTGCTGGTCCTACAGGACCACAAGGCCTTACAGGTCCTACGGGACCTATTGGGAGTACAGGGCCTACTGGCTCTCAGGGTATTCAAGGTGTTACTGGCCCTCAAGGTCAGGTTGGTCCACAGGGTGCCCAGGGTATTCAAGGAAACCAGGGTATTCAAGGCGTTACGGGACCTACAGGAGCGACAGGAGTTCAAGGTGTCACAGGACCAACAGGGGCCACAGGCCTCACAGGACCTACAGGTTCTCAAGGTGTACAGGGTATTACAGGGCCGACTGGTTCAACAGGACCTCAAGGAAATACTGGACTCACTGGAGCCACTGGGCCACAAGGAGTTACAGGACCTACGGGCGCAACAGGCCCGACGGGTGCGCAAGGCTCTCAGGGGAATATAGGACCGACTGGCCCACAAGGTGTACAGGGTATCCAGGGAAACACTGGTGAGACTGGGGCACAGGGGGCTACAGGCGCGACAGGACCAACGGGTGCCACAGGTTTAACTGGAAATACAGGTTCAACTGGTCCTACTGGGGCGACTGGGCAAACAGGCTCAACAGGCCCTACTGGCCCTCAGGGCATCCAGGGCATTCAAGGTACTCAGGGCAACGTAGGAGCTACAGGACCCGATGGGGCCGTAGGAGCAACTGGACCCACAGGTGCAACTGGTGCTGCATCAACAGTTACTGGTCCTACTGGGGCGACTGGAGCAGTTGGTGCAACTGGGCCAACAGGCGCTACTGGTACCACTGGTGCAACTGGACCTACTGGAGCTACGGGTCCTGCGGGTGAATTTGGTGGGGCAACGTTTGATTACATCTTTGATGATGGAACCACTCACACAACCACCCTTGGGGATGGGCTATTTAGGTTCAACAACGCAACAGTAACTTCCGCAACTGAGTTGTACATTGCGTTTGTCGATGCCGACTCCGTCAACATATTCAACTTCCTTCAGACAATCGACGACTCTACTTCACAAATCAAGGGTACTTTCAAAGTAACAAAAACGTCTGATACTAACGAGTTTGCTTACTACAGCATTACTGGAAGCCACTCACACCACGACGACCACTTCCACGTCCCAATTTCTTACGTAAGCGGAAATAGTTTTACGCCCGCTGACTCTGAAGAGTTTTACATTACATTCCAACGAACAGGTGACATCGGTGACACTGGCCCGATGGGGCCTACAGGACCTACAGGTGCTGTGGGAGCTACGGGTCCAACAGGTGCACAAGGTATCCAAGGTCCTACAGGCCCTACTGGTGCTACAGGAAGCACTGGAGCAGTTGGTGCAACTGGACCTACTGGTGCACAGGGTGACTTAGGACCAACTGGCCCGCAGGGTGTACAAGGTTCTCAGGGAGTTGCAGGAGCTACAGGTCCTACGGGAGCAACAGGAGCAACAGGTGCTGCTGGAGCTACTGGAGCAGTCGGTGCTACAGGACCAACAGGGTCTACTGGAGCTACTGGAGCTGAAGGAGCTACTGGCCCTACAGGAGCTCAGGGTACTCAAGGAATTCAAGGTATTCAGGGTGTTGCTGGGGCTACTGGCCCTACTGGTCCACAGGGAAACACAGGTACTACAGGTACGACTGGAGCTCAGGGAGATACTGGTCCGACGGGTGCTACTGGCGGTGTAGGTCCAACAGGGCCGACTGGTGCTGCAGGTACAAATGGAACTAATGGTACTAATGGAACAAACGGGATTGACGGAGCAACTGGACCTACAGGCCCTCAAGGCCCTACTGGTTCTACAGGAGCTGTAGGAGCAACTGGCCCTACAGGTGCCCAAGGCCCTACAGGTGCACAAGGTATCCAAGGAGATACAGGTAATGCTGGTGCAACAGGGGCAACTGGTCCTACTGGTAATGAAGGGCCTACTGGACCTACGGGTTCCACAGGAGTTGTAAGTGCTACTGGCCCAATAACAGTTACTGGGCCCACTGGTTCTCAGATTATTGGGTTTGATGACTCCGCTTACGCCAAGCTAACTGCTAACCAGACCTTTACAGGTATTAATACTTTTACTGTTTCTTCAATTGCAAATAACCCGATTATTGCTAAGGGGATGTCAGGGCAAACAGGAGACCTACAGCAGTGGCAGACCTCCGCAGGAACAACTGTTGCTAGCATTACTGCTGCGGGTAAACTTCAAGCGACTACTATCGGGGCTATTGCTGCGGGCCAGGCCTACATTACCACTGGCTCTACTTCAGGTGCTCTAGGAGTCTTTGCTAACGGCGCTGCTAACATCCCGATGTTTATTCGTGGTGCTGCTTCTCAGTCTGCTAACCTTTTGGAGATACAGAATTCCTCAGGAACCGCAAACACCTTTATAACCTCCAGTGCCGATTTTAGAACCATTGGCTATGGAGCGTTTGGTTCATCTGGTCGTTTAGGTAGTTCTTATTTATCCGTAAAAGCTTGGAACGCTACTGACAACATAGTACAGGTTCGTGGAACTACGTCTCAAACAGGAGACCTCCAGCAATGGCAAGACAACGCTGGCACAGTATTAGCAAGAGTATTTGCTAGTGGCGGTATCGCTGCTCCAAACGCTTTTTTGGGACCAAATGCCACTTCTATTTTTAGCGTAAACCTTGGGGTTATCCCTTCTAACGCTTCTAATTCTGGAATAATCATTCGTGGTGCAGCGTCTCAAACAGCGAACTTGCAGGAATGGCAGAATAGTTCTGGAACAGTCCTTGCATCAGTAAACTCTAGCGGAATCTTCTATGTAGGAACACTAAGCAACAAGACTACATTCTCAAATTCTCGCATTCAACTGACTGATACTGGGTTTGTTGTAGACACAGGTGTTGCTGCCAACGTTCCACTAAAGATTCAGAACACACACGCTACTCCTACAGGTGACCTAACTCAGTGGTTAAACACATCAGGTACAGCAATTGTTAAAGTAGATGCTTCAGGTAACCTAACCGCAGCCTCTATAATTAAGAGTGGTGGAACTTCTAGTCAGTTCCTTAAGGCTGATGGCTCTGTAGACTCTAGCACGTACTTGACTACCGCGTACTCACTGCCTACCGCTACTGGCTCTGTGCTTGGTGGTGTGAAGATAGGCACCAATGTCTCGATTGATGGTTCTGGAGTTATCTCTGTTCCAAAGCTTGACAGCGTTTCACACACGTTCACAGGTACTACGGGGTTCACGACGTCCTCCTCGCAAAGCGCGGTTACTACAGGGACATCTACCGCACTAACTACTACGTCGTCATTTGCGTTAGATACTGGCTATTCACTACTTAACTCGAACACTGCTCAGACTATTGCTGGAGCAAAAACATTTAGCTCTACCATTACAGGCAGCATTACTGGAAACGCAGGCACCGTGACCAACGGGGTCTACACCACTGGAAACCAAACTATTGCAGGAACCAAAACTTTTAGCAGCAACATCTATGCTAATGACTCTGGTTGGATAACTACATCTTCTGCGGGTGTTCCTCTTACCGCATCAACTGGTTGGTCACTCACTAGCTTCAGTGTCCGTCGCCTAAACGGAATGGTTAATGGAATCATCACAGTTAGCCGTACTGGTGGAAACATCACAGTGCCTGCTACAGGTAATATTACTAACTCACAGATTGCATTTTTCTCAAGTGGTTGGTATGGTTCTACCGCTGCCAGCGGAATGGTTCTCACAAACGGTTCTGGTCCACTAATTGGTGGCTTTGTAGATGTTAGCGGAAATATTACTATTAGTGCGGCATCCTCTGGTGCAACAATCTCAACTGGAGATACTTTTAGCTTTACCATCTGGGAGATGCTGGATTAATTAGACTAGTTACATGGAGCATAAGATGAAAATCGCAGTATACACAATCGCTAAAAATGAGGAACAACATGTCGAAAGATGGGCAGAGTCCGCTAAGGACGCAGATTACCGATTCATTCTGGATACTGGTAGTACAGACAAAACAATTTCTAAAGCGCGTAAAGCAGGTGTTGAAGTTGCTTCTGCAACTATTAGCCCTTGGCGGTTTGATGATGCTAGGAATGCTGCTCTGGCTCTACTCCCTGCTGATACCGACATGTGTATTGCTTTGGACATGGATGAAATCCTCGTTGAAGGCTGGCGTGAAGAGCTTGAGAAAGTAAATCCAGAGACTACTCGACCAAGGTATCAGTACACCTGGTCATGGAACGGTGACAAGCCAGGGCTCCAGTACGGTGGGGACAAGATTCACACACGCCACGGATACCGATGGAAGCACCCAGTACATGAAGTAATTGTTACGGACCGTAGTACTGAAGTACAGGAGTGGATTGGCCTTGAGATTCACCACCACCCAGACAACACTAAGAGTCGTGGTCAGTACTTCCCTCTTCTAGAACTTGCTGTAAAGGAAGACCCTACTGATGACCGCAACCTCTACTATTTAGCTCGTGAGTACTTCTTTAACGCGATGTATACAGAGGCTGGGGAGACTTTCATAAAGCACCTAGAATGCCCTAAAGCATTATGGGGACCAGAGCGAGCAGCATCGTACCGATACCTAGCCAAGATTTATCCCGAACTTGCTGATGAATATCTACAAGGCGCTATTAGAGATGCTCCTGGTCGTAGAGAAGCCCTAGTTGAAATGTCTCAGTACTTCTATGAAAAGAAGGACTGGGAGCAGTGTAAGGACTACGCTACTCAAGCACTAAGTATAGAAACCAAGCCTTTGGACTATTTATGCGAAGAGTTCGCTTGGGGAGCACTACCGCATGACTTATTAGCGATTTCTTCTTGGAACTTAGGTGATGTAGAGGACGCTGTCCTTCACACTGAAAAAGCGCTAGAGCATGAGCCTGACAATGAGCGCTTAGCCCAAAATCTGGTCTTTTATAAGGCAAACTAGATACAGACTTCATTATTAGAGAGGTAATCATGCCTGCTATTACAAAAATCCAAGTACGTAGAGATACAGCCGCAAACTGGGCATCAGCCCAGACTACCGCTGGTTCTACACCTGTTCTTGCTGCGGGTGAAATCGGCTACATTACTGACACCAAGTTCTTTAAGATTGGTGATGGAACTACCCTTTGGGGCGCTCTTGCACTACAAAATCTCACAGGACCAACTGGGCCGACAGGAGCTACAGGTGCTACTGGTCCCACAGGTGCGGCGTCTACTGTTACTGGGCCAACAGGAGCCACGGGCTCCACGGGCCCTACTGGGGCAGCGTCTACAGTCACAGGTCCTACGGGTCCAACAGGTCTTACGGGTCCTACGGGCCCAACAGGGGCTACTGGTGCTGCTTCCACAGTTACTGGTCCTACTGGACCACAAGGTCCTACAGGGCCCACTGGTGCAGCATCGACTGTTACTGGGCCTACTGGTGTTGCTGGAAAGACTTTACTAAACGGCTCTGGTGCGCCTATTTCAGGAGTTGGTGTAGATGGAGACTTCTTTCTAGACACTACTGCAAGTAGGCTTTACGGTCCTAAGACCGCAGGTGCTTGGGGAAGCGGTACTTCGATAATTGGTGCCACTGGCCCTATAGGGGTTGCAGCTACAATTACCGTAGGAACCACTACTACTACAGGCCCTACAGGTTCAGCGGCAGTAACTAATAGCGGAAATTCTTCTGCTGCTGTGTTCAACTTTGTAATCCCACAAGGTGCTACTGGTTCTACAGGTATTGTCAGTGCAACTTCTCCTATTACTGTTACTGGACCAACTGGGTCTCAGACTATTGCAATAAACGCAACTAACCTCAACACTGCCAACCATGTAGTCCAGCGTGACGCTAGTGGTAACTTTGTTGCTGGAACCGTTACTGCAGCATTAAGCGGTAACGCAACTTCTGCAACATCAGCCACGACGCTATCAGCTACGTCGACTAGCACAGGCCGTGCTACTTTTTCAAATACTAGCGGAACTACCTACACTGCAATTGGTAAGGTATTTGTACAGGCTACTCAACCAGTAAGCCCAGCTACTGGTGACCTCTGGTTCTACTAGGGAGTAATTAATGGCTTCAGGTTCTAAGACACTCAACGGTGCTGGCGGGTTTATAATAACCCTAACTACTACTGAGTCTTCTTTTAATAAGCTTAGTAACACTTCTGTAGTCGCCTACACGCTAATCTTAAACCCTCCAGGAAACTATACTTCGTTCGACCTAACGTCTTCAAATAACACATACTCCATCAATATTGGTGGAACCGTTATATCAGGTAACTTTACCTATGACTTTAGAAGTCCAAATCAAAATGTTAATAAAACTATTAGAAGTAGTACGGTTACTATTGACCATAATGATGATGGTACAAAGACCGCCGCTTGCACAGCTACGGTAACTACTACTAACGCCAATGTTGGTGACGGAACAATCACTTCTTTCAATTTGGATTTAACTACTATTACCCCAGGATATAGGTGGGATGGTGGAGTAATGGTGCCAACGGCTACTTACCAACGATTTAACGGAACTAGTTGGGTCAACCTAACTATTAAAAAGCGATACGACCAAGACGGTGGCGGAAGTCCTGGTTCAGGAATTCCTGGCTGGGTTAATATCTCTAACTAACGGAAAGGTTGCCATGAGAGGCAATACTGGCGATGGAGGTCGTTTCGACCTTGATTACGAGTCGAAGTCAATGTATGAAGGCATTGGCGAAGAACTTGGCGCAACCGTTGGTGTAGATATTGACTGGATGCGTTGGCAAGACTACTACCTAGAAGCTAATTACACCGCAATTGTGGATGATATCTATGACGTGTCTTCTTCTGTAACTGGTGGGGGTCGTAGATGGATGCTCCCGATAAATATGCCTGTAATTATGGCCCAATGGGTTCGCGGTACTAACGTTATGAACCAACGTGGTTTCTATACAACAGATACTTTGCGCCTAGTTATTAACGTGGGAGATGCTGAGCGTCTTATTCCTTCATTACTTACAGACCCTAACTTGCACATTAAAGATAGAATTATCTATAGAGGCGAAGTATTTACTCCTACACGCGTTTTACCTCGTGGCTCCTTTGGATACCGATGGGCAGTAGTTACAGTAGACCTCAACCAAGTTAACCCAGAAGAAATGGTTAACGACCCACAGTTCCAAAGATATGCAACACCAGTCATATCTGAACGTCGAACACTTGGCTATGGCTATGGCAGCTATGGCTCTGAACCTTACGGAGAGTAATTATGCCACTTGTTAAACCTACAGTTGGACAGACTGCTTGGGGAACTACCCTAAACACTGCCCTAGACTACCTAGACACTAAGGTAGGTCCTTGGGTGGCAGTACCTGCAACGGCAACTTCTACTGGTGTTGCTGGACAGGTAGCTTACGCCTCAGGATTTCTATACGTATGTGTTGCGACTAACACTTGGAGACGAACAGCCCTGACAAGCTGGTAGTATGCCATTCAAATCAAAAGCTCAGCAAAAGATGATGTGGGCAACTAACCCAAAGTTAGCTGCTAAGTTTCAGTCCGAAACCCACGGAAAACTACCTAACAAGGTTAAAAAGAAGAAGAAGAAATAATGGCAGAGAAGAAAAAGCACCACAAAAAGCACCACGCTGCAAGTAAGAAAGACCCACGACTAGCTCGTGCAGGTGTTACTGGTTACAATCAGCCAAAGCGCACTCCTGGTGCAGCTAAGTCACACGTGGTTGTAGCTAAAGAAGGTGACCAGATTAAGACTATTCGTTTTGGTCAGCAGGGTGTATCAGGCTCTCCAAAGAAGGAAGGCGAGTCAGAGGCGTATCGTAAGCGCCGCGAGTCGTTCAAGGCTCGTCACGCCAAGAACATTGCTAGAGGCAAGATGTCCGCTGCTTACTGGGCTGACAAGGTTAAATGGTAATGGCTAGAGTCACGACTAAAGACGGTGTAGGACACGTCGTTACTAAGAA